CGTAGGTTTACCCCTACGTATTTTATTTAACATTAGTGAGATTGAAGTGTCTCCGCGACTTTCAATTTTATTCAACCAATGCAAATTAATCAACGAAAGTTAGTTAGAAAGACATAATACACAATTTAGATGTATTTGCGCTTAGTCACCGCATTAGTGTTCTTATTGGAATTCAGGCACTAATTAATTAACATCAATTCCATTGGAGCGCATGAAATTATCATGTCCTTCATCCACCCGCAGATATGGATAAGCGAGGTGAGGTGGTTAAAACAGTCGTCCGCAATTTAAAATGCCAGCGAAGTTTTTCCACAATTCAACCATGTCCAAAATGGCTATCCAGACCAGCTCAGTCGAAGCTCACATCGACGCTCCCATCAAGTCTCAATGGCGCGTAGCGAAATACGCACCAGTTAAGTATGATCCTAACGGTCATTCAGAGACTAAAATTTTAACACAGAAACGTCAGCAAAAGCACGAGGAGAAGATAGAACTACAAAATAAGGATTCCGCCGAATTGGCAGCAAAAGCCAATAAGCGAGACGCTGCATGTACTCAAATGCGTGCAGCACGAGCAGTAAAGGCTACGGAAAAGAAATTAAATTCCGAAGCAGCTCGCAAGCACTACCACCAGCGCTTGCAGAGACGACTCGACAAGACTCGTCTCACCAATCCTATTTTAGATGTGAATCTTAACCGACGTGTCCACATGTATGCAAAATACCATAAATGTCCGCATGGATTAGCAAACAACAGAATCCAAAAAGACGGAGATAAATACGTGATAAATTGCGATCATGACAAGTGTGATAAAGGTATATCAAGAGCCGAAAAATGCAACTCATGTGGCGTTTTTATGACCACCACATATACTAATCGCGAATGTCATTGTTCATTTTATTCATGTACTCGATGTAAGAGAGCTCAATACATCTATGAGTTTTCTAACATGTGTTATGATAAACACAATATCGAAAGAACCCAAGTTAGATTGACATTAGGCAAAACTGTCGTTCAACCCTCGTTTGATTCCATTCTTACCCCTCTACCAACGCAGGAGCAGAAGAAATTGCGAGAGAGATTTCTTTTGTCTATGTCAAAACCAGCCGCGACTTCATTCGCAGAGTCGGTTAAGAGATTGCCCGCTCTTAAGCCAGCAATAAAACCGACTTCAATTCCCAAACCGAGACCCCCAAAGAAAAGTGTGCTTTTTTCGAATGTCCCAGAAGTAGAAAATCGCTTTGTACCGATTAAAGATTTGATTGAAACAAAGCAACAGGGAGCAGCATTGTCCAACGCCGCGCATCCATTTGTTGCCGCGGGACGTGCTATTAGAGAAAAGTATACAGAGATGCGAGATAAGGCTCTTTACAAGATTGCAGAATTAGAAAAACGTGTTTATGAGAACATCGCGCAGCACGCTTTGCAAACTCTTTTGAAGCAAATATTTGAAGCATTTCGTTATCTTATAGGATTAGCTTATGATTATTGTTACGTTCTCAATCCCATTTTCCTTTACAGGCTGTGGGATTCCAGGCATTCACCAGCCACGTTTTTGTTATACGTGGGCGAAGCTATAATGCATTTGAAGGAATACGAACATCAGAACAGAGAGCATGCCATAGCAACGTTGAATGCAGGTCGAAAAGAATTTGAAGAAGTATACAGAGAAGGAGGACACGGAGTTTTACGAACCATTTTGAAATACAAGCTTAAAGGCCTCGTGAATCCTAGCAACCAAGATCTGATGAGGATTATTAAGAATTCCGGACTTACAAGTGCTTTTAAGAAGACCAGCGAAAAAGATTACAGTTTGGACAATGTTAAATTAGCCTACAACAAAAAGAAGGATACCGCCAGCATTTCATTTACAGCTACGACGCCAGAGAATGGAACCAGTCAGCTTTTAGACGCCATTGGAAATATTTTATCAGTGTTTCCGAGGAGTCTAGGAGTTGGTATTAGATTCTTACGACTTTTCTTTAAGGAAAACATGCCAATTTTGATGGGCATTAAAGCGTTAGGAGACATACACAGATTGACCACTCGAATGGTAGAAAGCGGATTGAAGATTTTTTACGGAGAATGCGCTAGTCATAAAGAATGGTTGGAGCTGCAGTTATGTACTGACGACAATCCTATTCATGCTCTTACAGCGACATACATGACATATTTAGGCATCAGTAGTGGGTACGTTAAGACAGCAGATATTCACGGAGAAGATATGATGACCATGAGACAACGATTTTACACCGAGTTGTCCGCAGCTGAGGCGTACGTCAAGGAGAGAAAGAAATTAGGGATTGTTTGGTTTCAGTACAAGAAATCATTAACGGATTCCTTTAATGTTCCTCCTCCTCCCGTTACTAGAAAATACGAACCATTGTGTTTGGTATTGTCTGGAGGTTCCGGATTAGGAAAGTCCACTTTGTGGAAAGTTCTTTTGTCAAGAGAATTGTGTCCTGGAGAGACGGAAAATGTTGCCCAGAAAATGGAAGATAAGACTCACACTTGGAATTCAGCGGCAGAATATCAGCCGGGTATGGCAGACAAGGAAATCATAGCTTTTGATGACTTTATGCAAAACATTTCCGAAGTTAATGAAGCACTGAATGTCATCGCGCTGTGCACTACAGCTCCTTATCCCGTTACGGTCGCTACTATAACTGGTCCAGAAATTAAAGGAATGTTCTGTGAACCCAAAGCGGTTGTGATATGCACCAATACGACTGCCGAGAGAGCAGGAGCTGGTTTAGCCGATTACAAAGCTTTGCAACGCAGATATGACATTGATTTTGAGATCAAAGATAGGTACGACCCCGAGGACCCTAAGAGACACATTTTTGAGATTAAGTCGTGTCCGACATTCAATTCTTTGGTAGGCCATACAGTCGATTTAGAAACAGCAAGAAATATCACTTCCCTTCTTTACAAGAAGAAGAGAGATGAATTTCAAAAGACTGCAGAAATGGTAGAAGATTTGTTAACAGCTGACATGGACAACGTGTTTGGCCTCGGTCGAGAGAAGATGCCGACTTTTAGAGAAGCTTGGAAGAGAGATGAGGATTTTATGGCAGCTTTTAAAAAGTATGTTACAGATCCTTCAGGAAAGCCATTGGTATTTGAGCCTGATTTAGCGAAAGACACAGTGCATACCAAGTCTCAAGGTTTGTCGACTATTCCCACGGAGATTCTTGCATCTTTGTACAGCAGTTGTTTAACTGGTGTATTTGTTGGAGCTCCAGTGGCAGTAGCTGTTTCATTCTCCGCTTTCATTAGGAGATTAGCAGCAGACACGTACGGTATGGCAGGCCTCGTTTTGCGAAGGGAAGGTGGATATTATCATTATTTGAAAGATATCTTGTCTTCCTTTATGAAGTGCGCTGTTGTTACTATGGTTTCATCAATGGCCCTTTTTGGAGCGTTCAAACTTGTTGCAAGTATAAACGTTCCAGAATCAGGAACCACACGCACGGCTAAAGCAAGAGGCGCTCAGGTCAGGACATATGAGGAGTCAGGAATATCAGAAGGTCAGCAGAGGATGTTGGTCCAGGCTACCGGATCAATGCTTGTAACAAGTTCAGGGAAGATTACAAATTGCGTTTTCGTTGGAGGACACTATGTTCTAGTTCCTTATCATTTGTTCACAGATTACCGTGGAAATTTGATTGCAGAAGGAGAGAAAATAGAGTTGTCCAAAGTATCTTGGAGGGATTTGATGAAATCATTTTTATTTGATCGGAAGTCTATTACGAGACTATCCGGCAATATTGATGAAGCATTAGCCCGAAGATGTGATGTTATGCCGAAAGACACGTATCGCGAAGATGTTTGTTTGTACAAGCTTCCAGCATCAATGTTTAGCGCTGAGAAAGATATTTCAAAGCACTTTTGGGATGGATCATACGGCACTACCAATTTTCCAGTTAGGAAGATTGATTATGTTCCGTATAATTTGGATCATTCGTACAATGGCCAAGTCATTTTTAATGACGGTATTGTAAAGAAGGATTCAATTTCCACCCCTCGCTTTGAAGGCGAAGTGCAGAGATATCACGTCTTAGCCGAGGCAAGTTACGCCGGTCGAGATGCATCATGTGGAAGTTTAGTTGTTAGATCAGACGTGCAGGAAACACCAATTTTGGGAATTCATACTGCAGCGAACAACCGCGGCAGTTATTTTCATTACGTGACTCGCCAGTCGTTGAAAAACGCGATGAGCAAGGACACCGTTAGAGATGTCGAGACGAAGTTTACTTACTGTGAACCGCAGGCTGCCGTAGCTGATTTATTACCCAAGCAAAGCATTCTCCAGATTGTAGGAACGATTGAAAAACCGCTCTTTCAACCAACGAAGACTGATTTGCAGCCGTCCCTTTTATACGAACTAATGGGCCCAGCTAAGACCGCGCCGGCACCTTTGTCACACAAAGATCCCCGCATTAATGAAGAATACAAGACTTTTTCCACGTTTTGGCAGCAAATGTTTAAAGGTTATAGTAGATCGTTTGAACCATCTTTCGAACCTGCAGAATTAAATTCTGCTTATGTTTCGATGTTAGATGATTTTAAACGAATCAAGTCTAAGAGCATGGTTCCAACAAAGAAATTAGACCTTATGGAATGCTTAAACGGATTGCCACATATTCCCCAGAACACCAGGATGCCGATGAACACCTCATGCGGTTATCCTTATGTGCAAGAAAATCTTAAGAAGTCAGATTTGTTTGAAGAAAGAGAAGGACGCTTGTTCCCCAGCGCCCGAATCATTACGGACTACGAGCACGCTGTTAGTCAGCTTGAGCAAGGGACCGTTCCATTTTTGCCCTATGTTTTGTCATTGAAGGACGAGAGATTGAAACACGAGAAGATAACTACTCCTCGCACTCGCATTTTCACTTGTGGAAATGTTGTTGGTTATTTGATATGCAGGCGGTATTTCTATTCCGCCCTCATGCAATACTACCACGCTGAGTTGGAAGATTCTTTTTGTTGTCCGTCCCTAGATAGAGCATCGTTTGATTGGCATTATTTGTCAAAGTACATGCTAGAAGTAGGAGACAATGGTTTTGATTTCGATTTCAAATATTACGATAGGTCATTGCCACATCAGCTCTTGTATTTCGGCACAAAATTGCTGCTTGCAGGACAATCACTTCCTCCCCAAGAAGAAGCCGCAGTTCTTGAATATGTGTGTTCTCCATATATTTTATGGGGCTCCACCGCTTTCCGTGGTGAGATCTTACCTTCGGGTATACTCATCACATATCTAGTGAACTGCGCTGTCAATGAAATGATGCATCGGATGGCATGGGGCAATATTATGACTCGTGAAAAACCTACTCTTCTCCCCACGCGTTATTACCGCGAGTACACCCGTGGTAACAGAGGAGGAGACGATACCTTTTCAACTGTCGACGGCCGCGTGCTACCACTTTACAACGGTAGAACGGTTGCTGAATATTTACGTTCACGTAATATGCAAGTAACCGCGGCTGACAAGTCCCAGAATATTCCCGAATCTACGAATTATTTTGATTTGAGTTTTCTGAAAAACGGCACTAGATACGAAAGAGGAGCATTTCTTCCCGTTTCAGAAATTGAGTCATTGTATGAATCGACTTATTGGGTTAGGCTTACCCGTGAGAACAACGATATTGTTAAAGCCACGCAAGACAACGCCACTTGTTCATTGCGTTCTCTCTACTTCCATGGAGAAGAAGTCTTTGAGGACTTCCGAAACAAGGCGTTAGATCGAGAACCGAGATTGGTGTTACCAACCTATGAGGAGTTATCTGTTATCTGGAACAATTTTCATTGTTTTCCAGGCTCCCACACCGATTTCGCATCGCGTGAAATACAAGAAGATCCTTTCACCCTCGCAAGCACGGAAAAACCAAGAGTGCCGGCGACAGAAAGGGCGAAATACAACATGTCCCCAATACAAATAATAGAAACATTTAATCAGTCAGGCTTGGCTATGACAGCTTTAGACAAGCAAAATCTCGGAACATCAGAGATTGACACCGCTGATGTTACAGAAGAAACAGGTCCAGTGAGTGACGAGACTATTGACAATCAGACTAGAGGAACTCCTGGAAAGAACATGACAGATGCCGTAGGAGCTAGCGTTCAAGACGCTCCTTCTACAAAGTCTAAGCCAGTGAAAACCGGTAACCAATTGATTCAATCAAGGAACATTCGTTCGGAAGTTTATATGAACGATGTTAATTGGGATCTCAAGAAATTGGTCCAGAAGTTTACTTATGTTAAGGATTTCGTATGGTCAACTGCGGATCCTGTTGGAACCATCGTTTTAAGTTTGCAAGCCCCGAAAGATTTTCTTGTTACACCAGCTCAAAAAGAACCTTTTGATGTTACCAGATACTGGAAAGGAACACTGCTTGTGAAAATTGTTATTAAATCCTCTCCTTTTTACGCTGGCGGCTTAGTTATTGGTTTTTCTCCTTTTAATAAACCACCAACTATACCCGCTTTAGTGAATATGGGAGCTCTTATACACAAGCTTTCTCAAGAAGAAGGATTAGAGTTTGTTATTCCATTCAGATATCCCACAGGATTTATTGACGCTTCGCTTGAAATTCTTGGAACATTTGCCATTATCGTCAATTCCGCCCTTAAGACAGGTCCTAACAATCCAGGAACTATTAGCGGCGCGGTATATGTATCCCTGATGGATAGCGAGTTCAAGCTTCCCGAAATTGTCCCTTCACAGTCGTACAGATCATACAAGTTTAATTCAGATGTAGTTAACACCACGTCGCAGTCTGGTGTTTCAGTAAAATCAGTCTTGTGCGATATCAATGACATTCCCTCAAAGATGCCTGTTGCCGTGATGTGCGCCGGAGAAGGAGTTATTGGCACCCCACCAATTCCTCATTTTCAGGACGCGCCGAGTGACTTGATGCAACTTTTAAAGCGATGGGAAATGGCAAGTAGATTAAGAGTCGGCATAAATGAGCAAGCAGTTTCAATTTGCAAGTTTTCATTACAGGATATTTACACCGCAGCTTTTCGAGGCTTTGACAGATATTTTGGTTTGTTTAGAGGCAGTGTAAACTTGAGATTTTCTCTAGAGGACGCTGACGATAGCATTTATGGCAAAATTTCATTTAATCCTGTAGCTGCCCACACCAATGCACAACAACCAGCCAACTGTGGATTACAAACTTTTGATAGACAATCAATTGGAATGGTTACCATTCCATGGACTCAACCCTACTTCGTCATGCCCACACTTTACGCCGCTTTTCCTTCTTCCAGTCAGGTTTCTTTTTCTGAAATTCGAGATGAGGTTACCATTGCTTTATACAACTTTAATAACGACAAAAGAACTCCTGTTCTCAACGTTGATATTTCAGTAGGTGATGATTTCCACATGGGTGTGTTTTTAGGAACACCTGGCACTACGCAATTTCCTACGATGTATGAGCGCGTGAAGCTTATTCCAACCGTAACCCAAGAAGCCGTCGAAAACGACGCCACATTTTTCATGACCACAGCACAATCCGGCATGCTTCAATTTGTTGGACGTGCGATTGAGAACACTCTTCCAATAGTAGAACAAATATCGGAGTTAGGATTAGAACTAGACGCACACATGATTACGGAACAGAACCACTTAGTGCAACAAAGACGTAGACCTTTTTGTATCGCTAGTGATTTGCCAGTTTTGACGGAAAGATTTACCACTGTTAACCACAATGGTATGAGCTTACCGGATAAAGAATGTTTTGGAAGCGATAGACCGGAAACCAGCATTTACAATTTATTACAGAACACCAAATCGCTTGTAGCTCGTTTCACTTGGACCGCCGCAGATGAGGCCGGAGCACGACTTTACGATATTAGTAATGGGCCGGGAATTCCAAATTTTGTTCAACCAGGTGTTCATACTGAGCTTTGTTCTATGTTTAATTATTGGACCGGTGGAAAGATTGTAATTCTTGATGTTCATGCCACACAGATGCATCGAGGACAACTTTTGATATCATATTCAACGGGCTTAGAAGACATTACATACGCTGATGCCACACAATCATATTTCACTACTCTTGATTTGTCGGAAGGTCGCGCTACTGTGGCTTTACATTTGCCATATTTGTCCCCGACTCCTCAACGTCGCGTACCTGGTCTTGGATCGGTAAGTGACGATGGCACAGCTTACGTCGGAGTAATGAGAGTATATGTTCAAAATCCTTTACGTTCGACCGCCACGGTGTCCCCAGATGTTGAAGTCGTAGTTTATGAAGCATGCGCTTCAGACTTTCAGGTGAATGTGTATGGCGGTACACCCTATGAAGAGAAAACTACTGCAGGTCCATTTAAACCCTCAATTGATCGATTAAAGAGTGCGGCACAATACCAACGCAAACCCTTGATTAGATCAACACTTCCTAAAATCATTCGTCCAGGCCACGACAACGCTTAGGTCATTGCATTTTAGAACCCCGCATTTTTCAGTTTTTGGAAACTGAAGCTTCACATGTGAGCTTACACATGTAAACAATTTATTATTTTATATTTTAGATGTTTTAGATTATATTTTAGTTTTGTTAGTTACAATGCAAATTGCACACACAGAACTCCCCTCGCTTAACCAGAGAAGCTTCGAAAGAGCCGAAACTGGACCTGCCGGGGGAATTGACAGT